AATAGATCTATCAAATAAAACAAAGCAAGGAAACTATATTATGAAACTTACTACTACTGAAATGACTCGTATCTCTGCTCTTATGGCTAAAGCTTCTTCTGAAGATTTAAACACAATTGCTGACATGTTTAACCATGCTCGTCGTGCAAAAATTGCAGCAATTGCTTCTTCATTTACAGTTGGTGATAAAGTTACTTGGAACGGAAAGTACGGTAATAAAATAACTGGTACTATCGAGAAAGTAAATCGTAAGAATATCATAGTTAAAGTTAGTCCAACTGAAGTATACAATGTTACTGCAACTCTTTTGAAAAAAGCTTAAACTATAAAGGAAAATTCAATGAAAAGTTTTTACGAAATACTGTCAGAAATTAATTCGTTAAGTGAAAAAAATACAATTTTAGAAAAATATTCAGATAAATCTACTGTCGATGAATTTCAAACTCAACAAGAAATTGTAAATATTAAATAATTACACAAAAAAATTATTCCCGATTAGTTCAGTTGGTAGAACGCCGGCCTGTTAAGCCGTATGTCGCTGGTTCGAGTCCAGCATCGGGAGCCAAATTTTTTAATTATGAGGAACTAAATTATGTTACACAATCCAGCTGATCGCGAAAAACTTCTTAATTCAATCAAAGAAATGTCTAACTCAATGACTCGAGTAGATGCAGAAAAAGACTACCAAAAAGATGTCATCGATAAAGTAAACGATGAACTTGGTCTAGAAAAGAAATATGTTCGTAAACTTGCAAACATGTATCACCGTCAAAACTATAGCACTGTCCAAACAGAATTTGATGAGCTTCAAGAATTATACGAAGCTATCACAAATACTAAATAACATCAATCTTTTTGCTTCTTATATGTACAATCATTCAAATATGTTGTATAATATATCTTACCCTTTTAATTATGGAGAAAATTGATGTCTGACTTTTTATGGGTTGAGAAATATCGACCAAAAACTATTCAAGATTGCGTATTACCAAAAAGCTTAACTAATACTTTTACCGATATTGCTAAATCTGGCGAACTTCCAAACATGATGTTTAGTGGTACTGCTGGTGTTGGTAAAACTACTGTGGCTAAAGCTCTTTGCAATATGCTTGATCTTGATTATATTGTAGTCAACGGGTCTGAAGAAGGTAACATTGATACACTACGTGGCAAAATTAAACAATTTGCTTCAAGTGTGTCATTGTCTGGTGGCATTAAGGTTGTTATCCTTGATGAAGCGGATTATCTTAATCCACAATCTACACAGCCAGCTCTTCGTGGATTTATTGAAGAATTTGCTAACAATTGTCGCTTTATTCTTACATGTAACTTCAAAAATCGTATTATTGAGCCACTTCATTCGAGATGTTCAGTATACGAATTTGCGGTGCCTAATGAAGAAAAGCCTAATATTGCGGGCGGAATCTTTAAACGCGTTACAGGTATCCTTGAAGCAGAAGGTGTTACGTATGAACAAAAAGTTGTGGCTGAGCTAGTTCAAAAGTACTTTCCAGACTTCCGTAGAATCTTAAATGAATGTCAACGCTATTCTGTTTCTGGTACAATTGATTCTGGCATTCTTGCCAACTTGTCTGATAATAATATCAAAAATCTGGTTGGTTATCTTAAAGACAAAAACTTTAAACTCATGCGCAAGTGGGTTGTCGACAATATTGATACTGAACCACATGCAATCTTTCGTAATATATACGATAATATGAACGATTACATTCAGCCACAATCTATTCCCCAAGTTGTTTTAATTCTAGCTGATTATCAGTATAAGAATGCTTTTGTGGCTGATCATGAACTCAATGTAGTGGCATGTTTAACTGAACTTATGGCAGGAGCACAATTCAAATGAAAGCTGTAATCTATGATTATGAAACTTTGAGCAGTGTACCTGCCGAAGCTCCAGTTGTTGCAATGTCAATATATAACTTTGATATGGATCGCTTTACTTCAAACCCATATACGCTAGAAGAAATCGTTGATAATGCTGGCTTCTATAAGTTTGAAGTTTCTGAGCAAGTTCAAAAACTTGGCCGAAAAATCGATCAACGAACTCTTGATTGGTGGATGGAACAAGATAAAGCTGTACGGGATGCTATGATTGTTCCTAAGCCTGATGATATTTCTGTTACCAAATTGTCTGAAATATTTAAAAGCCATTACAATAAAGGTGATTTAGTCTTTACACGAGGCAATACATTCGATCCAATTATTACTGATTTCATGCTTAAAGCAATGGGTATGAATCCGAATCTGCATCACTTTGCCGATATCCGAGATACTAGATCTTACATTGATGGTATGTCTTATGGAAGCAATCTTATTAACTCGTTTACACCTCCTGAACTTGAAGGAAAACCATTAAATAAACATGATCCCCGTGTTGACATTGCTCTAGATATTTTGAGAATGCAATCTCTTGCTAAGGCTATATTATGAACCCATTTGAATATTTGAATGCAATCAACTCAACAAAGCAAAACATTATGGTAGATGAAGCATCTGAAAAAGCATACAATCCATTTATGGTTAACCGTGGTTTGTCTTACTTTCCAGATACAATTTTACTTGCTAACGAGATGAATATTCACCACCAAATAGACTCAAAACTTCAATTTGATTTTATGTTAAACACCATTAGAAAGAAAAAAAGATTTAGCAAATGGGCTAAGGCCGATGAGCTAGAATCTCTTGAAGCAGTCAAAGAATACTATGGTTATAGTAATGAAAAAGCTCGTCAAGCTTTGACCGTATTATCTAAATCACAATTAATTGAATTGAAAGAAAAGGTTTATAAAGGTGGAAAAAGAAAATAATTGGAATTTTCTGCTTTGGCTGTTAAACTCTCGGAGAAGATTTACATTTTTCACCATTTAAACAATTTGAGCTCTTTATAAAATGATCAAATTACAAAGTATATAAATAGTTGGTG